GTTTGCCCACTGGCTGACCATCTTCCGAACAGCCACAGTAGGCGCAGGCCGGTCATAGACGTCGCCGAGGCAGACCGCAGCCTCCACCATGTACTTCCGGCACACGGCTAAGAACTGGTACATGGCCAGCCTCACGTGGGGCGTCAGGTCGTAGCCAAACAGGGTCTTGCCCAAATGCAAGTCGCCTATGACCGCTACTCGCACGGTGGAGGACCCATCAGATCCAGTGCCTGGTTGACACACCCAACCAGCGTGCCGATCATCTCGTGGCTAGGGGACTCGTAGGCACTGAGCTTGTTGATCACGTCCCGCGCCTGCGCCAGTAGCTCGTGGAGACGCCTCGCGTGTATCACCAGCTGGGTCGCAGCTTGGATAGCCTGGTCGTGCATGTCACTTCCTCCTCTTGCCCTTCTTTTTCCGCTTCAGCGGTAGGAGACCTTTCTCATAGGAGAGCATGATCTCTGCCTGTGAGAACGGCAGGGCCAGCCGGTTCTTCTCCGCGATGATCCGGAGCTTGAACCCAGCCACGTACCTCTTGCCCGCGCGTTCATACGTCACCCGTGCGATGTTCTCCAACCTCAATCGGACGCTGGCGTAGAACTTCAGAGCCCGCCCGCCCGGTGGCTTAGGCTTCTGGTCCCCATAACCAGTAGTATCCGTGTTGTCCCGCACCTGGTTGACACAGAACAAGATGGCAGAGGAACGGGGCATCCTCGCCCCTATCTTGCGTAGAGCAGCCGACATCATCATGGCTCGGATCTGGGCTTGCCGCCCTCGCGTCAGGTTTTCTTCCCCAAGCTCGGCTTTGGTCGACAGGGCAGCCACACTGTCAATCATCCCAACCAGCAACCCATCAGTCCCCGCTACATCCAGCGCCTTGTTCCACGAATCTGAGATACCCTCCACCGTCTCATCATCACCGAGGACCAGCTTATCGAGGTCGACTCCGTATTGCTCTGCCAGCCACTCATCCCAGTTGCCCTCCGACGGGTAGAGAATAGCTCCACCACCCATCCGCTGTGCCTGGGCGATGAGGGCGTACCCAAGCCCTGTTTTGCAGGTGGCCTCACCACCGTATATCTCCACGATGCGCCCAGCTGGCCAGCCCCGCCCCTCCCTGTCCAGCACCAAGTCAAGGTCGGGCACCCCAGAAGGAACAAACGCCCTGGGGTGCCCAAGTTCGCTGTTCAGCCCCGCGTGAACGCGGTCACTGCCCAGGACAGACCGGAGGGCCGACACGACCCGTTCCATGTCGAGGGACGTGTCCACCTCACGGATGATGCGGTCCTTCTTCATCACCCCTCCTTCCTCCACTGCTGGACTCGTGCTATCAGTGACTTGATCCGTTTCTCCATGGACAAGCGCCCGACCTTTATCCCGTCCTCATACCCCGCCTCGTAGGCACAGGCAGCACACTTGTGGCGGCCCTCTCCTGCTTGGCTCTCAGGCAGCCTAGCTAGTCTAGCGAGAGGAACGACCCCGTCGTGGTCAGGGCCTCTGGTACACCCGGCTCTTGAGGATGTTCTTGGCATGTGTCTTCAGCTCCTTGCTGGTCTGCATGAATGAAGGCAGGTCATTCGTGAACGCGTCTCCCAGTTCAACGAGGAACTCCTCATCGTCAAACGGCACCTGCTTGCCTGGGACTAGGACCTTGTCAATCAACGAGAGGAACCTCTGTAGGTCTTCCGTTGGCCTGGACCTTAGCCACTGCCACCCTTCTCCGCTTCTAAGGCTTTGCAGAACGGACAGCGCCTTGCTGACAACGGGTCTTCTGGGAAGTATTGGCGCATCTTGAGGTACGTCCGCAGCAGGCACCCCAGCTCCGCGTACCCGTGCCGGTCGCTTAAGGTGCTGTACAGTTCCTTGAGGACCTTGTCCGTCGCTTGGTGCAGCCAAGCCATCAAATGCCTGCGCTCTAACACGCGTGAGGACTTCGGCGGCTCGGGCTGCCGCTCCTCTGGGGGCTTGCTGGCCTGCTCCTCTCGGAACAGCGCCAGCTCCTCCCGCTCCTGCTCCTCCGTAGACCTTGCGGACAACTCGGACGCGGCTATCAACCTTGCGGACATACTTTGTCCATCGGACTCGGCCCGCAAGATGATCCTCGCCTCTGCTTCTACTTTCCGCACTACCTTCGCTTTGATTCTCTGCTTTCGCTTTCGCATGCTCCCACTCCATCCGCCTGAAGGGCTGGAGGAAACCCGGCAGGCGAGAGACGATGGAGACGAACCCATGCTCCATCAACGCCTTCCGAAAAGCTGACTGGTCAATGCGGCGGGCGAGCCGACCGTATCGATACTGGTCGAGGACGGCTGTCCGCTGTGCCTCGGTGAGCAAGGCACCTGGGGTCATGAGCTTGAGGTTCCGCTCTACCTCCACACGGACCTGCCCTGCATCCATCTTGCCCAGCCCGCCCTGCTCACCAGAGAACCGCAGGATGTCTTCCAGCGTCCCGTGCGCCTCTATCAGCTCCCGGGCCTTCACATCCCCCACGCCCGCCACGCCCTTAATCCCATCCTCGCCCCCGACTAACACCTTGTAGGTGATGTACTGGTCGGGCTTGAGGTCTAGCTTGGCTGGCACCCCATCCAGGCGAATAATGCGGCATCTCTTACCAGAGAGACAGTAGAGGTCGGTGTCGCCAGTCACGATGCCCACGTCCTCCATCCGTAGGAACTTGGCGAGCACCGCTACTAGGTCATCGGCTTCAAGACCGGGGTGAACCACATGGATGACAGGGAGGCAACTGGTCATGCGGAGGAGGATGTCCTTCTGCCTAGACAGGTCAGCCACAAACTCCGGGTCCCTCTTCCTATCAGCCTTGTAGGCGGGATACAGCTTTGACTGGGGCTCGTGCCCAGCATCCCAGCAGATGACCATCTCCTCCGGTTCGTAGAGGTCAGCCAGATGGCCCAGTGTCTTGATCGTACCGTAAGCGGCCCCGACGTTCCGCCCCGCTGCATCCGTCAGGTGCAACTTGTAGGCGGCGCGGTAGACGAGGCCGCTCACATCCACGAGCAACCGCATCCTACTTGACCTTCTTTTTGATCGAGGCGGTCACCTTCGTGGCTACCTTGTGGGGCTTAGGCGCTACCCCTTCCTCCTCTTCAAGCTCGTCCTCCTCTTCTTCCTCTGGCTCCTCGAAGACCTCGTCCTCCTCACTCCCCTCCTCCTCTGCCCCTTCCGCATCCTCGTCCAGGTCTTCGTCCTCGATGTCCTCCTCGTCCTCGTCCATGTCCTCATCATCATCCGCAGACCCCCGGATGAGCTTGCGCTGCTCCTTGGTGCTCATGGGCTGTGCGAAGCGGAAGGCGTCGAGGTTATGCAGGTGCTCCAGCGCCTTTGGCGTGACGTATTTGGAGATGTCGACGGCGTCCCCAAACTTGGTCTTGTACCGAGTCCGCATCCCCTTGCCCGTCTTCTTGATGCCCACGACCACGCAGGCACTGGGGTTGGAAATGTCGACCTTCTCGTCATTGATGAACTCGAGGATTTCGCGGAACACTACCGAGGACGCGGGCAGGATCTTGATCACGGCCTCTGGCGTGGAGAGGAGCTTACGGACGTTCTCCTTCTTGGTCGCGTTGAAGAAGGCACGGGACTTGAGGCGGTTCTGTTCCACGAAGTCGGAGTCACCCCGCCGTGCCCGCTTCACCAGCTCCGCACAGACCTGGCACTCCTTGCCGAGTGCCCGCTTCGGGCACACCCCGCGTCCGTGTTGTTCCACCTCCTTCCATATCACGTCCTCGTCTGACCAAGGCGGGAGCAGGAAGAAAAAGTTCCAGCCCTCGTGAAGGTCGTGCAACTCTCCACTGGCACGCTCCTCCACCTCCTTGTGCTTGGCAGCTGCCTTGTCCAAGTCCATCCCGCGATGGGCCGGTTCAGTCTCCACCCTATGTTTCTTCTTGTGTAGCATGTCTCTCCTTCTTTCCATGGTAGCTGTCCTTGACGATCTTGGTCGCCTTACGGACAGACGTCTTGAGGTCTGTCCCGTCCATCTCGGCCCTGTACTGGGCGCCCAGCTGGACGAGCATGTCCTTTCTCATCTCGAAGGCTCGCACCGTGGCCTTCATCACGTCAGATTGGAACTGCCCCGCCCGCAGCCCTTGGGTCAACCGCTGGTGTTTCGCGTGGGTCCGAACAAAGGACTTGCATTCGTTCTCCTTCGCGTCCGAGTGCCCACCCCGGTATTCATCGTAAAGCTCATAGAAGCTGACCTCCACCTGCTCCTCCAGCTCCCGGACGAAGTCCATCGCGCGGGCGTGGAGGAAGGCATAGTGGGCGAAGTAGGCCGCCTGCTTCGCGAACTCCGTGGGCAGGTCACTGGTGATGGACAACTCATCCATCACCTGGTCCTGAAGTAGACGGAGAAGGTCCGGTTTACGCTTGGGTTCATGATTGATGGCTTCGTAGTTACACGTGGGCTTTCCCCGCCCTCGTTGTCGGTCCAATGCATCTTTCGCGGCACTGACCTGCTTCGCCTTCGTTGTCATGCTCATCTCCTTCCTAGTCGTGCTCGCCCCACCACCGTTCGATGGTCGTATCAATACGGAGCGGCATCTCGAACTTGTGTCGCCCGTCAGGCTTGAGGGTTGTCTCCATCCACTGCCGCACCCAGTGTTCTGCCTCTTCCACGTGCTGGCGATGGACGTTGAAGATCATGCCGTCGTGCAAGGTGAGGAGCATCCGGAACCCAGGCAGTCTAACCTTCTTCATCCCATCCCACACCCTCTTGGTGGCTTGGCTCAGAGGGTCGGCGCTGCCCTCGCTCTGGATCTCGCTGTTGAGGGCTTCCCTCTCCATATGTGAGAGGTCGGCCTCCTGCTTCCCGTAGTCCCGGCTGTACTTGGACTCGAGCCAGTTGAGCCCGTACAGTCGGCGCACCCTACCCGTGATGGTGGTGCGAATGAAGCCTCTCTTGTGGAGGTTCTCGATCACCTCTTCACGGTAGAGGGCGATGCCTTGGTACTTGTCAAAGAAGGCATCAATGACCTTCTGCACCCGTGCCCGTCTATCCCGGGGTTTCATCGCTGGAGGGAATACGTGCGGGTTGGCTTCAGCAATACCGGCAGCCCCACGACCGTAGGTCACTCCGAAGTTCACGCCCTTCGCCACGGCACGCTCGTCCTTGGTGATGATAGGGCCGACCAGATCAACAACAGGGGCGACCCCGATCACTCGAAGGAACTTGGACTGCCGCGGTGTCAGCTTGCCCAAGGACACTGGACCTGCCTTCAGAGCCTTCTCCAACGCGAGGTAGGTCTCCCATTCCTCTTCGGTTGGGTTCCGCATCATGCGGGCTGTGATCGCCATCTTGCTATGGAGGTCAACCCCAGCTAGCAGCTCCCTGACCATCACCTCGTCATTGGCAAGCCACGCTGCAACACATAACTCGACCTTCTGGTAGTCCGACGTGAGAAGGACGTGGTCCTCAGCATCCGGTATAAGGATGCTCCTCAGATCACCCGTCCGTGGCATCTGTTGGATTGGAGGGTCGTCCGCAGAGAGCCGCCCGGTGCGGGCAATGGCTATGTTGTAGTTGGGGTGGATGCGATCTTCCTCTTGCACCCAGCGAAGGAACCCCCCCTTCCCCTCGCCCGCCGAGTCCTTGCCATCGAGGTAGGTGTTGACGTACTTGGCCACCTTTCTCAACTGGATCATCCCACGGGCGACCCCACCTGCCTTCCCCTTCGTGAGAGCCAGGGCTGCCATCACGTTCCTGTCGACGGCTGGGGCCTTACCCCCTTTGGTCTTCTTCCACAGGTCGGCACCGCAGTGTTCAAGAAGGACGACCAGTTGCTTGGTGCTGTTGGGGTTGAAGTCACTTACCCCCAGCACCCGGTCCGCGATCTTGGTGAGCTTCCTGAGGGCTAGTGCCGTCTCCCTACGGTAAAGGTCGCTCAACTCTTGGATGCGCCGTCTAGACAGCCGGATGCCGCGATACTCCATGTCCGCGAGAGGCAGGGTGAGGTCATGCTCTATACGGTAAGCTCGCTCCACCTTGTCCTTCACCAGCATGGGCTTGAGAACCTTCCGCAGCCTGAAGGTTCCATCCACATCGAAGCCGCAGTAGATGTGCCGGGTCTGGTCAGGAACGAGCCACATCCGCAGGCTCTTGCCTTCCTTGTAGGGCTCCAGGACAGCGTCATATTTCTGCCACCCCAGGTACCACTGGCAGAGGAACGTAAGGTTATGTGGCTTGTTCTCATCCAGGACGTGGTGCGCCAGCATCGTGTCAAAGCCCACCTTGTAGTCCACGATGCCCGTCAACCGGCGAAGGCGTTGGAGGTCATACTTGATGTTTTGTCCGTAGAGCCTCGTGGACTCCAGCGTGGCGGTCAGCTCCTCGAGGATCTCGAGGTACTCCTCTCTCCGCCACATTGGGAGAGGCGGGTCGCCTTGCAGGTGCAGGGGCAGGATAGTCGCATGTCCTGCCTTGTAACAGAACCCGAGGCACATGACCACGGACTGATGAACCTGAAGGTTCGTATCCTCGACGTCCACCACGAAGCCCGAGACCCGGCGCAGGTGTCGCAGGAACTCGACGGCCTCGTCCTTTGTCTTGAGGACGGTGACCTTGGTGTCAGGCCAGGACTGGGGCTCGCGTCCTTCAACCAGCTCGATGGCTGTCAGGATGTCAAAGACGAAGAGGTCGTCAGCCTCCCACTTCCTCAGGCAGAAGCTCGGGTGGAACGTCGGGACTACCCAGCAAGTGTGCTCGGTGGTCTGGCCTGTCTTTGGAGAGGTCCAGGTGAACGTCCTACGCTCGTAGAACCCCCGCCAGCTGTCAACCTTCCTGCCTTTGCCTTTCCCTTTGCCACCACGAGGCTCCATCAAAGCGTTGATGGCTGTGGCGCCCATGGCAACGATGACCTTCGGCTTGTGCTTGAGGATGAGGTAGAGGGAGTAGCCCCAACATGCTGCCACGTGCTTGGCGCTGGGCTTGGTGTTGCCAGGCGGCCTGCACCGACAGATGTTCTCTATCCGGCACCGCTTCCGACGTATGCCAGAGCGGGCAAGGAGGTAGTTAAGCTTGTGTCCGGCGTCACCGACGAACGGCTTTCCTAACTGCTCCTCATTCGCCCCTAACGCCTCGCCGAACAGCCAGATGCCAGCGTCCAGCGGACCAGACCCGGGGCAACAGACAATCCGACTCCGAGTGTGGAGGGAGCATCGGGTGCATTCCGGGTCGAGCTTGATCGGCCTTGGGGGTGCCTTGTCTGCTTTCGCTGTTGCCACTCGCCATTGCTCTGCTGGAAATAGTCACCGTGACACAAGATGGTCTGGGATGCGATTGGTATCACTCTGACGGTTGCTATGGATGGGAGAAGGGATGGCCTTGCATCATGTGTCACGGCGACTGAAGTGATCCTGTTCATTGCTGGAGCGTGATAACACAAGGACCTCTCGAGTAGCAAGGAAAATGTTGTGACGCTAGGATGCTCAAAGTTTGAGTATCCTAAGACCACTTGGCCCGCCCATGCAGACCTACATACAGGTGGGTTGGGTTGCAACACAACAGGCTCTCGCACCAATGCCTCACGCATGGCTTGTCAGCAGGGGGCTGCCCATTGGTCAGGACCCAGCTGATCCTATGCACCAGTGTCTCCCGTCTTTGGAAGGCACCCCTACCAACAAAGCGATGGAACCGCGTGAACACCCCGTACCTCTCAGTGGTACATCCCAACCACACCCAACATGACCCTTCTTCCTTCTTGTCTACCAGGTCCCAGAATGCTTGGACCGTGTGCTGGAACCTCTCTTGCTCCCGTTGTTCCAACTCCAATAGTTGTCGCTGGACGATGGCAGTTGCAGCGGATACCACGCTCATTTGGGCTTGGGCTAGCATTCTTTACGTATCCTTTTCAATATGCACTATGGCACTGAATTACTAGATCAAGACTTAACCATCTGTCAATACAAGATCAAGGATAAGGAAATAAGCTAGTACCAGTAGAGCAGTAACAGTGGATTACTTACTGTTGGAAATGTAGACACACTAGCCACAAAAAAAGATGGGTGGGATGACCCCAGTGATTGTTAGTCACCAAGATCATCCCACCCAGGGCGTCGGGGGAGGTGGCGACCTTCCAACGCTTCAAGAAGAGCAGGAACGACACTCCCTGGGCTTCGCCCAGATAGGACCCATGGAGCCCGCTCCTGCCCTTGAGTAGCGTTTGAAGGATGCTCAGCCTTTGTGTGTCTCCTTGTACATGCAGGATGGGCAGTAAACCTCAACCCCCACGGCTGCTACCTTCAGCAGGTGAGGGGCCCAGGACTGGAGCCTCTTCAGGGTCATCCCAAGGGCGAACGTGTAGATGGCTTGCATTGGGGTCTGACAGCTGGGGCAGTCCACCTCCCAATCCCCACACCAAGTCAGGGGTACCTTCTTCCTAGTCATAATGCTACCTTTCTTGGTTAGTGTGGAACGCACACATTGACACTCAGTTCTGCTGTGTGTTGCGGCCGTTCTTGGCGATGGGGCGAGTTTCGCTCTGTGCGCGGCACAGTGCCTCGGCCAGCTTCGATAGCGTCGCGCTCGTCTCCATGGTCAGCCTTGCTCCTTCCCAGTCGCGTACAGTCGCGCCTCGATCTCGTCGTCGCTCCACCCTCGGTCGTGGAGCTCGGCGTGGTAGCGATCCCTGTCCTGCAGGGCGCCTGTCCTGCACGGCCTGCAGGATCCCCCGCACCCGCACTTGCTCACTTCCCGCTCGAGCCGGACGATCTCCCCGAGCAGCTCCTCGGCGTTCATGGTTTTCATCAGCCTTCCTCCTCGGCCCGGCACTTCGGGCACGTCGACGAGGGCGCCCGCTTGATGAGGTTTCTCAGGGTGCGCCCGCGCCATCAGAACGGCATCTCCTACTGACCAGGCTGCTTTGCCTAAAGACCTCACGTCCGGCTTACGTTTCATTGTCACTTGCCACCTCTTCTGTGATTGGGAGCGGTATGCTCCATGAGAGCGCCCCACGTCCTCTGTGAGGCGCCCCTAGCAGCACCCGACTGTCCAGATATGGGTCCCGAACAAGGACCCTCTACGGTCCTCTAGTGGCTTCCTGGGACCACGCCCTACGGATTGCCGTTGCCCCATTCCCGCCGCTCTGCCGCCGCCACCTCCGGCTCCATCTCCTCCCGCACCTGCTGGGCTACCTCCAGCTCCTTCGCGCGGTCCTGCACCTGCCCTGTCGCCAACAGCTTGAGGCAGACCTTGCACGTCACCTTGGAGGCATCGGTCTCGGGCTTAGGCTTCCAGCCCCGCCTGTCGGCGTAGGGGCTGCGCTTGCGATCACCCGCCCCGCAAACGGCCTTCCCATCTGGCCTAGCAAAGTGGTGGAGGAACTTGCGACGGATCTTCTCCTCACGCGTGAGGCTTAGTGACGTTTCCTCTGCCGTACTGAGCGGCTCGTCCGCTGGCCTGAACCGCATCCCACTGATATGCCCACGCCCGTGGTTGTGACACGTCCACTTCCCGCTCCGCGTCAAGGCGAACAACCCATCTCGGCAGAGCCCGAGCAACGTATGACCGTTGAGCCCTGTGATGCGGAGACGACCCCTCGAACGGCTAGGAACCAGCAGGCTGTGCGACATGGGTTGGTCCAGCATGTTCTGGAGGTGTTCCCTCACCTCACGCTCCACGTCCGTTGCCGTGATGTAGCCGCCCTCCCCCCGGAAGTCCGTGCGCCCTGCGGCATCCCTCTCCTCCCTCTCCTTGATGCGCCCGGCCCAGAGCCTCTGGATCGCGTCTTGGATTTCCTGCTTCATGTTGATCGGCGTTCTCGTTCTCATTGGCCACCTCTCTTGTTGCTCTTGTTGCGGAGCTTAGTGCTCCAGTGTGAGACCTAGTCGTTTGGCTACCGCTCTAGCGGCAGCCCTCGTCTTGTGTCGACTGACGAACCTCCACCCACTGAGGGACCAGCGGAACAGGTTGATTGGTCGCTCCCACCGCGTCCCATCCTGAGGTTTCGCCTCCTCTATCCTTCCGCGTTTCATTTGCCACCTCTTGTTGGGAGCAACGTGCTCCTAAGCAGCCCGTGCTAGAGAGAAAACACGACATCCTCGAACTTGCCCCCACGCCCCTCCAGCATGTCCTCCATGTGGTAGACGTGGTCGGCGAATTGCTCTACCGCCCCCATTGACTGCCCTTGCATGTCAACGAGGACCGCGTACACCGTGAAGCCCAGCGCCCTCTTCGCCTCCACGAACCTCTCCACCCACTCAGGGGCTACCGCGCAGCACCCGTCCGTGATGAAGACGACGTCAGCCTTCTTCATCGCCCCGTCCTCCTTGATCGTCCTGACAGCCTCGTCGAGAGGCGACTGGAAGCACGTCCCCCCTCCCGTAAAGTGCGCCATGCACTCCATCAGCGCCTTCGAGTCCACCGCCCCCGCCTTGACGAAGTCCCGCCTGCTCACCCGACTATCAAAGTGGATGAAGCTCCAGCTCCTCCTCTGCCGCTGGGCGATGTCCAGCAGAGCGAGGCTGACAGCCTTCGCCCAACATTCATTGTCCCCCTCCATGCTGCCCGACTCATCACAGCATAGGACGATAGGCCCGCGTCCGACCTTCTCCTTCCCACTCAACTTGTACTGGAGACACTGCCTGTCGAGAAAACGAGCGTAGAACACCATCTCCCGCTCGCCCCCATCCCCGTTCAAGAGGTCCATCAGCTCAGAGGGGAGCAGACGGTCGATGGAGTCGCCTTGCTCGATATCACTGACCTCGCTGCGGCTGTCGCTTACCTTGCTACGCTGTTTCTCAGCGGCGACACGACGGAGCCGCCCGGCCAGCTTCGCTATTTTCTTGAGCTTGGAACTGCGGGCTATCTGGTTCGCCAGCTCCCGCTTCTGGGCGACGTTGCCCTTTGCTACCGGCGTCCCCGGGGACGACCCGTAGCTGAAGGACTCTATCTGCCCCTCGGCCTCCCCGATCTCCTGCTGTGCCTGTTCGCACCCCTGCCGCACAGCCTGCCTCAGTTGGACGGGGTCGAGCCCCTGCGCCATCGCCTCCGCCTCCTTCTGTGCCTGCTCCAGCACCTGTTTGGCTTGCTGGAGCTTCTTGGTGACGTCCACCCCCTGCTCGGCCATTTTCTCGAGCCCCTCCACGCGCCTCTTCAGCTCCTCCGGGTTGTGCTTGCTTTTCTGTGGGGACATCTTGGAGACGATGCTAGCGGCGAGACTGCTGGTGCCCATGCCCGCCCACACCTCGTCGCCCTTGCACCTCTCCTGGAGCACCTTGAACTCCGGCATGTCCTGCGCGACGGCGTGGAGCTTGCTAGCCCACTCCGAGCCCTCAGCTGGGGTCTCCAGCGCCGAGGTCTTCGGGTTGTACAGTCGACTGAACAACTCCCGCTGGTAGTCAGGGAACCGGACGTTGCGGTCGAGCCCCGCCTGCTCTGCCCGCCTCATCCCCTGGTTCAACGCCCGCTCGGCGTCGTATAGGTACCGTTGCCACCTACTCACCTTGTGGGTGAGGTCCTCGCTAGATAGCCTAGCTTCCTTCGTTGTCATGAGTGCCACCTCGTTGTTTGTAGCGTTAGACGTTCCACGCTACCCACGAGCGGTCTCGTGGGTAGGAGCAATATCTACGCTGCCTTCCTCGCCTTCTTCGTCTTCTTGGCCTCCGCCTTGTGCTGCTCCGCGTCCTTCATCACCTTCTTGATTGGCGTCTTCACTTGCGCCTGCGCCTTCACTACCACCCTCTGCACCTTCGCCTGCTTGACCTCCTCCTCGACCTTGATGGGCTTCACCTCCGCAGCCTTCTCCTCCGTCTTGCTCTCGGCGAGCCCGAGTAGCTCCTTTGCCTTCTTGGTGCAGGCGCTCAGACCCGTGAGGATATCGTCGGCCTTGATCGAGAGCATCGAGGCGTACATTTCAGCCTTCGCCTTCAGCGCCTTGTACGCGTCGAACCTGCGCTGGAGCGTGGTGGTTCGGGGTAGCTCCTCTGCCCATGTCACCAGCTCCGCTTCCAGCTTGCGAAGCTCATCGGTCATGTTGGTCATCGCGGACCGCCCCAGGTCCCGCACCGAAACGTCGTCTTCCTTGATATTGAAACAGCCGAACTCCGACCCACAGCCTTCGATTATCGCCTTGTGCTGCAACACGAACTGGTAGTCCTGAGCGGGGATGAAGTACGTCCCACCCGTCGGTCTGAGTTGGAGTGCCCCACCTGTTGACGCGCCCGTCTCCCTGAGGTTCCTGACGAGGAACCTCGTGAAGTCCGGCTTGGTGTAGACCGCCTGCAACTTCTGACAAGCGGCGATGAAGACCTTTGCCACCTCGTGCTTGTTGTTGGTCGTGCTCGCCTTCGCGTTGGTCTTATCGAGGATGAGCTTCACGGCATCGGTCGTCCAGTCGGTGCGGTATTTGACATCCTCCGCCGCCTTGTCCACCGACTCCTGCACCACGCCGATGACCTTCTTCTCCTGCCCGTCAAACAACGTCACAAACCTCCACCCACTCGTGGCTGACTTGGCCTCGTTCAGAGCCTTATGGAAAGTGATCTCGGCGTCGAGCCCGCGGGGCCCGTACGTATCCCAGTCCAAGCCCTGCTGGACAAACAACTTCTTGAGGTCTTCCTCCGGGACATGCGGCTCGTTCAGGGACCACATAACAATGGACCCAACGTGCTTCCCACCCTGCTTGTCCGCCATCGCCTCAACCCTCTGTGCATTCGCCTTCGATTTACTAGACACTGGCCACCTCCTTAGGTGTTGTTGTGGTGCTTGCGGCACCGTTGATCTGACTAGGACAGCGACAGCCCGCTGACCTTCGCGGCAAACCGACTCGCCGCTACGCTCATGGACTCGATTGCCTCTACCGCCTCCGTCACCGACGCCGACGCCTTCCCGTTCGCCAGCTTCTGTAGCTTGGCGATCTGGGACTTGAACTGCCCGTTGGCGTCAACGATCTGGGTGAACACCTCCGCCGCCTGACTGTCGGGAACGTCGTTCCCGATTGGGAGCGAGCGGAACAACTCCCGTGCCGCGTCCAGTATCTCCTGGGCAGCGTGGGCCAGCGGGTTGGCGATGCGGGCGATGGTCCG